TCGTTTTCGGTCGTTCTCCCGGACGCCGTATTTTTCGCACAGTGCAGAAAAAGTGTGCCGGCAGTCATGCGGTGTGTGCTTCGGGCTTCCAGATATTCCTAGCCTTTCAAGCGTGGGATAAAACAAATCCTTTCTGTATTTATTCTGTTCCCAAGTGGTCAGTTCGCTGTGCCTCGCACTCTTCATAAAGTCATATATTGACGAATGAATTGGAACAATCCTGCTTTTTCCAGCCTTTGTCTTGGAACCGCCCTTGAAATATTTCTGGTCAAGGTCAATCTCTAACTTTGGGAACTCTCCAATACGCCATCCACTATAGCACAGAATCAGGATTGTCTGAACATCTGGGTCAGAAGAATGCTGCCACAGAATTGATAGCTCTTGGTCATTGAATGGTGTTCCGTGCTCATCGTCCTCAGGAGTGTTGATCTTGATATACTGAGCTTTATTTTCTGTTACAATTTCAGCGTAAACAGCGTATTTGTACATTTGCTTGAATAATATCAAGATATTCTCCAGACTAGCCCTTTTGAGTTGACATTTATCAATCACTGCCTGCATTTCCGGGGCTTTTATGTCTTCAAAGATTCGGTCGTGTAAAGCTGCCGAATTCCTAAATCCTCCCGTGTAGGTTCCCTTTGAACTTTCCGAGTAGACCGCTCCTTCAGGAAACTTCCATTTCATGACCTGCTCATATACCTCTTTAAATGTTGGTTTCTTGACCTCTGGATGTTTGTCCTCTACTCCTTTTATCGTTCCGTAATCAGCCAATATGCGCGCCACAAGGGTATCTGTGTCGGTAGTAGTCGATACTGGCAAGTCCTTTTCCATGCCTGGTTGATATGTACCGGCTTTATAGGCTGTTAAAATAGAGAACCCTTTTAGCCAGTCATCAACGTAGCAGATTGCCGGCGGACGTTTTAGTTTACCATTATTGCCCAGTGTAGCGCTATATTATGGCA